CCCCGAAAAGGCCGTGGCCTTCATCGCAGGCGCTGCCGCTGGCGCGGGATATACCGAGAGCAACACCTACCGGCGGTATCCCGACGCGGTGAGCATCATCGGGCCGAAGACCCACGACCAGGCCGTGACCGCCATCAACAACGGCGAGGTCTTTTTCAGCTACGACGACGGGCACAATGTCGTCATCGAGTACGACATCAACAGCCTCGTCACCTTCACGCAGACCAAGACCGACGATTACCGCAAGATGCGCGTGCAGCGCACCATCGACGCCTACAAGCGCCTGATCCGCGCTTCCTTCCCGCCGAACAAGTTCAACAACGACGCGGAGGGATGGGACGTCATGGAGGGCATCGGTCGTGGCATCCACGCCGATCTGCAGGAAGAGGGCGCGATTCATGACTATGACCCGGACGGCGACTTCCTGGTTGACCGCAGCCGGTCCGACGGCGACCAGACCTACTTTAACGTCGCGATTCGCCCCACGGACAGCGCCGAGAAGCTGTACTTTTCCGTCACGACCTATTAACAGTCCACGAATATCAACTTTGGCGGACTGCGCTTCACGCCTCCGGCGGCATGCCGGAGGCTTCCTTACGACAAAGGAGGTAAACGAATATGGCAAACAATCGCCGGATATCTCTGCGCGAGGGTTCCGTGTATCTGGACGGAAACCGCGTGATGGAGGCTGTGAAACTCGAGGCGGTCTTCACGCCTGATGTCTCCGAAACCCGCGTGCTCAAGGAGAGGGGCATCTCCCGGCGCTGGCTCGGCTTTGACATCACCGGCACCATCAACGAATACCGCACCACGCCCTGGCTGAAGGAAGCCATCAAGGGCTACATTAAGAGCGGCATCACCCCGGAATTCACGATCACCGGCATCCAGAACGACAAGGGTTCGGATTACTATACCGCGAACGGCAACATCAAGGTCACCCTGAAGGATGTCGTTCTGACCGGCGACCTGACCCTGCTCAACCTCGACGCAGAGGGCGATATCATGAAGGACGAGATCGAATTCGGCGCTCGTGCCATGGTCTAATCAGGCCAAAGCAAGCAGCTGTGAACCGGCGGCAACGGCTGCCGGTTCACAGCCACACTTTTTCCAAGACAGAAAGGAGATAGGCAAATGTCTACGAACGCAGCCAGCATCAAAGCGTTTATGCGCAAGGAACTCAACGAGGACCTCGTTGTCGAAATTCCCGGTATCAAGACTTTCTCTGACGAGAACGGCAATCCCATCCCCATGAGGGTTCGCGCCCTCACCACCGCAGACCTGACCCGCATCCGCAAGGCGTGCCACGTTCGCAAGATCGCAAAGGACGCGAAGGGCAGGCCCATTTTCAACAACGGCGCGATACAGTACGACGATCAGTATGACGCCAACGCCATGACCGACCAGATGATCGCGGAGGCACTGGTGTTCCCCGACCTGCACGACAAGGAGCTGCTGAACTTCTACGGCTGCAACGAAGCTGCGGAGCTCGTTCACAAGCTGTTCCAGCGCCTTGATGACTACAGCTACATCAGCGGCAAGATTTCGGAGGTCTCCGGCATCTCCACGGACGGCGACGAGATCATTGATGAAGCAAAAAACTGATGAGTGAAGACGGGGACTTTGAATCAATGTGGGCGCACATTCTGTGGCAGCGGCGCGGCCTGCGCATGGAGGAATTCCTCGCCATGAGCCAAACGTGCCAGTTTGTCTACATCGCCAGCGAGATACTGGCGAGCAAGGACCCACAGAACATGACCGACGTGATGGTTCATTCCCTGTCCAAGATCAAAGTCAAAAAGTGATTATTCAGGCCGCTTCTCGCCGGAAGCGGCCTTGTATCATTGAAATACGCACAGGAAGGAGCGATGCGTCATGGCAACCTTGACCGCAATTTTCACGGCCCAAGACAATCTGAGCAAAGCCATGCAGAATGCCGGTAACGCTGGCAGCAAGACCAGCGGCATCATGCAGAAGCTCGGCAAGATCGGTTCTGTCGCCATGAAGGGCATCATCACCGCAGTAACCGCCGCCGCGACCGCACTGCTTGCGCTTGGCAAAAACGCCATCACCGCAGGCATGAACTTTGAATCCTCAATGTCGCAAGTCATGGCGACAATGGGTATCAACAAATCCACGGCAGAAGGGCAAAAAGCCTACGATACACTGTCTGCGGCAGCCCAGAAGATGGGCGCAGAAACCGCCTATTCCGCTACGCAGGCCGCCGACGCATTGAATTATCTGGCCCTTGCCGGATACAGCGCAGACCAAGCCGCGGAAGCCCTGCCTACTGTCCTGTACCTCGCCGGTGCGGGCGCTATGGATTTGGCCGCTGCATCCGACCTGGTTACGGACGCAATGGCGGCGCTGCAAATGGAGGTCAATCAGACCAACCTCAACAAGTTTGCAGACCAGCTGGCAAAGACGGCCAGCACAACCAATACCTCTGTTGCTCAGTTGGGCGAAGCAATACTGACTGTAGGCGCAACTGCCGCGAATCTCGCCAACGGCACGACCGAGCTGAACACACAGCTCGGCATTCTCGCCAACGTCGGCATCAAGGGCGCGGAAGCCGGTACGCATCTGCGCAATATCCTGCTCCGTCTGCAGAACCCCACTGAAAAGGCGGCTAAGGCCCTGAACAAGCTGGGTGTCAACGTGTACGATTCAAACGGCAACATGCGTGACACCGGCGCTATCTTTAATGATTTGAAGAACGCTATGGCGGGCATGAATCAACAGGAAATCGACCAGATCATGTCCACCATTTTCAATAAAACCGATCTCGCCGCCGCACAAGCACTGTTGGCTGGCGCTGGCGACGAGTACGCCCGCATCTTCTCCATCATCGAGAACAGCGGCGGCGCGGCAGCTGAGATGTACATGACCATGCTCGACAACCTGAAAGGCGACGTGGACATGTTCAAATCCGCGACAGAGGCGCTTTACCTGTCGCTCTATACGAGCATCAACGGCACCCTGCGCGAACTGGTTCAGACCGGCACGGAATACATGAACCGCCTGAACGAAGCCTTCAAAACTGGCGGCTTCACTGGCCTCGCCAACGAACTGGGTAATGTTCTCGGCGACGCCGTTGGCGTCATAATGAGCTACGCCCCGAAGCTGGTGGAGGCCGGAACGGATATCGTCATCGCGTTTGTCGAGAGCATCGGCAACAACGCGGATATCATCTCAAGAGCGTTGGTGGACATCGCCCTGGCGCTCGGCAACGCAGTAATCAAGATTGCCCCGAAGCTGGCAGAGGCCTTTGTGAAGATCGTCGCCGCTGCCGGTAAGGCGCTGACGCGGGCCATCCCGAAGATTTTCAACGCCATACCGGAGAAATTTTACAATGCGCTTGGGCTTGACAAGGCGCAGGTCATGAGCAAGGTCACGAACTTTGCGAATTACTTCCGCGATGTCATTCGAAAGGTGTTCAGCGGCAACTTCATGGGAGCCGTTGATTCGCTGGGAAAGGCACTCGGCCTGGATGAAGGGCAGATCAGCAAAATCAAGAACGCTGTGACACAGCTTGCCTCCGCTTTTGAGCGAATCAAGAGCGCGGCGCTCGCCGTAGCAAAAGCCATCGCGCAGTTCGTTGGCAAGTTTGCTTCCATCGGTGGAATCCAGGCTGTTCTCGCCGGCATCGCAGCGGCAATGATCGCCCTCAAGGTCATCAACATCGGCCAGACCTTCTCACAATTGGCACAGGGCATCCAGAAGGCAGGCGGCGTTTTGAAACTGCTTTCGGCCAACAAGTTCACCCTGATCGCTGCGGCCATCGGTGCGCTTGTGGCCGCAGGCGTCCTGCTCTACAAGAACTGGGACAAGGTAAGCGCTTCCGCAAAGAAGGTCGGCGCGGCCATCAAAAAGGCGTTTGAGAACATCGGCAAGAAGATGTCGAAGTGGTTCGGAGACGTCAAGTCGTGGGCTTCCGAGAAGTGGGACAGCTTCAGGGAAGCGTGGGCCAATGGAGATGTTGGCGGCTGGATGAGGCAGCAGGTCAACGGTCTCGGACAGAAAATGAAGGGCTGGTTCGGTGATGTCAGAAACTGGGCCGCCCAGAAGTGGAACGACCTGAAAAACGCCTGGAACGGCAGTAAGGTCGGCCAATGGTTCAACAAGACCTTCAAGGGCATCGGCCAGAAGCTCGGCGAGTGGTTCGGGCCGGTAGGCAACTGGGCCTCTGAAAAGTGGGGCCAGATCAAGGAGGCCTGGAACGGCAGCAAGGTCGGCCAGTGGTTCAACGAACAGTTCTCTGGCATCGGCGCGAAGCTCGGAGAATGGTTCGGCCCCATCGGCACATGGGCTTCGGAAAAGTGGGAGGAGATCAAAACTGCCTGGAACAATGGCACCATCGGTGACTGGTTCGCAGATCAGTTTACCGGCCTTGGGGCGAAGCTCGGAGAGTGGTTTGGGCCTGCTGCGGAATGGGCCTCCACGAAATGGGACGAGATAAAGACCGCGTGGAACAACTCGAACGTCGGTCAATGGTTCAATACCCAATTCTCCGGCATCGGCGCGAAGCTGGGCGAGTGGTTTGGCTCGGCAGCCGAGTGGGCCTCGACCAAGTGGGATGAAATCAAGAATGCGTTCAACAACGGCGACCCGCTCGGCTTTTTCACCGACGCCTTTTCCGGCATTGGCGATAAATTCAGCGAGTGGTTCGGCGACATACAGTCGGCGCTCGAAACGATCTCCCCGATCATCGAATCCATCGCCACGCCGTTCAAGGAGACGTTCTCCGGGCTCGGCGACGCGATTCAGGGTGTCAAGGACAAAATCGTAGAGCTTGGTCCCAAATTCCAGGAGATCGGCCAAAAGCTCGGCCCTGCCCTGCTCGTCATAGGCAAGGTCGTGCTCGGCGTGTTCGGTGCCATCGTTACCGTCGTGATTGGCGCTGTAAACGGCATCATCAGCGCCATCGCCCCGATTGCACAGGCGTTCGTGGGTATGTTCGGCGTCGTGCTCGATGTCATTTCTGCCGTCCTATCCGTAATCACCGGCGATTTCGCCGGCGCTTTCGAAAGCATAAAGTCTGCGTTCACTGGTCTGGTCGGCGTATTCGGCAGCGTGGCTCAGGCCATAGGAAACTTCTTCAGCGGCATTTGGAGCGTCGTTTCCACCGTGGCCTCGTCCATCGCCGAAACTTTTGCGAGCACGTTTGCAAACGTGCGATCGTTCATCTCAAACCTGTTCGCCGGTATCGTCAACGGCATTATCGGTGCTCTCAACGCCGTCATCCAGCAGTTTGCCGCTTTCCTACAGTGGGCCGCTGGCGCTGTGAACTGGATTCCCGGCGTAGACATCCAAGTCAACATCCCGGAAATCCCGGAGTTGGTTGTCGAAGGCGAGGTCGATTGGCAGAACACCGACGCGCCGGGCGGAGATGGCACAAACCTACAGGTAACGGCAGACACCAGCGCTGCCGATTCGGCGATTCAAACCACCCTCGACAACCTGAACAACCTTGCCGCGCCTGAGATTCCGGCGATTGAGCTTGACACGAGCGCTGCGGATGCAGCACTCGCCACAACACAGTCCGCCTCGGATTCGCTCGCCGAATCGCTTGCTGGCTTTGAAATGCCTGATTTGAGCGGCGCGGCGTCTGGGCTTGAAGGTCTATCCTCCACAATCACGGAGGCATCGAGTGGAATCACTGCGCTTGAATCCGACCTCGGGACACTTCAATCCACATTCTCGTCTGCCGGTACGGACGCAGCCAACGAACTCGGCACGTCACTTCAAACGACGGCTGCCGGAATCACCCTTGAACCGGAAGGCACGAACGTGGCAACCACATTCGTCACAGGCATGACCGCCGGCATGCCGCCTGCCGTCGATTCCATGACAACCACCGGCGAGGCCATCCGCGCAGCGGCGCAGGCTGTCAATCTCAGCGCACAGGGCCGCCACATGCTGCAGACCCTCACGCAGGGCATGAACAGCGGCAGAGGCGCTGCCGTGGCCTCCGCACGCGCAACCGGCAACGCCATTCGTTCGGCGTTCGCCTCAATCAACCTGTACAGCACCGGCGTCAACATCATGCAGGGTCTGCTGAACGGCATGAGGTCGATGTTCAGCTCCCTGATGGCAGAGGCCAAGCGCATGGCCGCGCAACTAAAAGCGACCATCCAGAGCGGCATGCAGGTCGCATCCCCTTCCAAGTTTACGACATGGATTGGCGAAATGACCGGCCAGGGCCTGATCAACGGCATCGAAAACATGACCGCGAAGGCTGCGGCTGCCGCAGCCAACATGACGGCGGGCGTCCGCGACGCCATGACGCCAACCAGCAACGCTGCAACTCCAAGAACACCCACCGTTTCGCCGTATGAGGCTCTTGCAGGCAACGGCGGCGGCAACAATACATCCAATGGCGGCAGCAGCGAAAAGCGCATCGTGATCGATGTGACTGGCAACGGACAGATCGAAGTGACGGGCATATCCAAAGAAAGAGCGGCGGAGATGATCGCCAATCAGATCAAGCCGAAGCTGATGGAAATCCTGGCCAGGGAAATCTACACGGGAGGCGTTAGAACGTATGAGTACTAAGAGCGCAAAGACATTATCCGGCTCACTGTCAAAGCCTGCGATCTCCGGAATCAAGTATTCCGACACCAAGTCCGAATTCTGGATGTCCAACGACACAGGCAAGAACAAGTTCATGTTCCCTGTGCTGCCTGAAAAAATCACATTCAACCGCGACAGCGAGAATGTGACCGTCAATATCACGGGTCTTGGAGATGTCACCATCATCCAGGACCCTGCGCTCAAGGGCATCGAGTTTTCCAGCCACTTCCCGGCAATCATGCATCAGGGCGTACATGCGTCGGTCAAGAAAAAGAAGAAGCTGTTCCTCGAGCCACAGAAGTACATCGACTACATCGATTCTTTTATTGCGAGCAAGAAGCCCGTCAAGTTTACGGTCACCAGCCCGAGGATTTCGATGTACTGCACCATTGAAACCTTCAACTACCACGAGGAAGGCGGCGACCCGGGCACCTTCTACTACACCATCAAGCTGAAGGAATACCGGGAAGTGACCGTTCGGAAGCTGGACAAGACGCCCACGTCGCCGTCAGGCGGCGGCAGCAGCAGCGGCGGCGGCTCGGATGAAACCAGGGAGGAGGCCGCCGCTGTCGATTTCAAAATCGGCGTGGTCTTCACCGATGGCAGCCGGTTGCCGCTGTACCAGGAAATGTCGACCAGCTCCAATGTGCTGGCAAAGCTGCCAAACAGGACTATCCTCAGGATGAACAGCGCGACCGGAACATGGTACAACGTCACGGCGGTCGCCATGCAACGGACCGGCTACGTGAAAGCCAGCAACATCAGGAAGGTCGCCGCCGGTTCGTTCGAGGACGCTTGAACCGGCATTTCTTAGCGCTCGGGAGGGTATGACATATGAGCATGAACGACATGATCATCACGCTGGCTACTGGCAAGACGAGAATCAACAATTCGGTCAGACCGAGAACCTATGTCGTGCAAAAGGGCGATTCTCTATATAAAATTGCCCGGAGATTCTACGGAAACGGCGCGCTTTGGACGCGGCTCTATGAAAAAAACTCCGGGATACTGCGCCACCCGCTGCTGATCGAGGCCGGGACCGTGCTGCAACTGTAGGAAGGTGAGCACATGAGCAAATCCCTGTTGGAAACAATAACCGTGGGCGATTCTGGAATTAAGGGCTTACTTGATCGGTTTGGCGGGTTGCCCGGAAAGGGCAATAACGACGGCGATGCAGGGGCCAGCGATTCATCCGTCAGAGTTGCGGACACCTACAAGCGCGTCAAGCTGCCGGACAGTACAGGCGTTGTGTTCATCGTTACGAAAGACGGAAACTCATACGACATGAGCAACCTGGTGCAATCCATCACCTGGAGCGGTTCGAAGTCGGCAATGCCGAGGACCCTCGAGGTCACGATGCTCGACAGCGATCAGCATGACAAAGCGAGGCCGGATATCAATGTCGAGGCCGGACAGCAATGCCTGTTCATGTACAATGGCAAGGAGCTTTTCAGGGGCATCATATTCAGCTCGTCTCAGTCGGCGTCCCGCACAGCCACCTATGTCGCCTACGATGCCGGCATCTACCTCGCAAAGAACATGGATACCTTCGTGTTCAAGAAAAAGAGCGCCACTCAGATATTTCAGTCCATCTGCGGGCGCTTCGGGCTCAAACACACCGAAGTCAACACCGGTTTCATCATCAACGACCTCACCATGCAGAATGTCACGGCCGCAGACGCGATCTGGAAAGCTCTTTCAAAGACATTCAAGGCCAAAGGATCCCGGTACTACGTCTTCTGCGACAAAGGCGTCCTGAAGCTGATATCGCGGGCCGACAACGTGGTAAAGCTCGTTGTGGAAGAGGGCGCAAATACCATTGACTTCAACCGTGAGAGAAGCATTGAGAAC